CAAACCCCAGACAACCAGATACTAATAATTATCTAGCAACAAATTATTTCCAATTAGAAATAACTAGACTACCAACAGTAACATATTTCTGTCAGTCAGTAAACCTACCAGGCGTTTCATTATCGCCAGTGGACCTCCCTACAGCATTAGGAACAAGACCAAAGTTTGTTGGTGGTGCATATGATTTTGAACAACTAAGTGTTCAATTTATGGTAGATGAAAATATGAAAAATTGGTTAGAGGTATTTGACTGGATGAAATCTATTGGTAATATGGAAGATTATGATAGTGTAATTGCTAGTTCTCAAACTCAAGATTTCTTCTCAAATATAACCATTATGATAATGAATAGCACATATAAGCCAAAATATTATGTAAGAATTAAAGAAGCAATCCCAATATCATTATCCGGGATAGATTTTACTTCTGTTTCTTCAGAAACTGAACCAGTAATTGCAACAGCAACATTCGCCTATATGTCATACGACATAAAAACTATAGAGAATGTAACAGGAACTTCTTGAATTGTTTGTTTTATGGTGTAAAATTCTTTAAGGAGTTTTACAATGAATTTAGATGAAATTCGTAACATGGCAAAAACCGATTTGGTCATGGATGAAACTGAACTTGATATTGAATCATTAAAGACTCCACAACTTCATAATAAATATCTAATATTCCATACGGATGAAAGACTAATCCTTGGGAAGATTAAAAGTGATCTATATCGATTAAAGAAGGATAAATGGTTATACTATACTGGTAAAATGAGTGAAGAGGAATTGAACGAAAGGGATTGGGAACCATTTAGCCTGAATGTTTTGAAAACTGATATTGATAAGTTCATCAACTCAGACGATGACATCATCCTGTTAAATAATAAAATACTACTTCAACAAGAAAAGGTAGATTACCTAGAGAGTATTATTAAAATAGTAAACAATAGACAATGGAATATACGTTCTGCTATTGACTGGATTAAATTTACAAACGGATCATGAGCAAACTAGAGATATATCCTATAGATTCCGTTCATATTAAAGTGGACTGTGACAAATCAACTGCAAAAGAGTTAAGTTCATTCTTCACTTTTTCTGTTCCCAACTACCAATACACTCCTGCATATAAAAATAAATTGTGGGATGGACAAATCCGCCTTTATAATATACACACCCAAAAGATATACAGAGGTTTACAGGATTATGTTGTAAAGTTTGCAGAAGATAGAAATTATTCATACAACCTCCACATAGAAGATACTAAACCAATTCCAAATGATGAGATTATAAAATTCATCAAAGATAAAATAAAACCAGCAAGTAAAGGTAATAGAATAAAACTTTATGATCATCAAATTGATGGTATTCTTCATTCAATAAACAAAAAAAGATGTCTTTTATTGTCCCCAACTGGTAGTGGAAAATCTTTGATAATATATTGTCTTCTTAGATATTATGATATGATCATACCCAAAGATAAAAAAATACTAGTAGTAGTTCCTACTACGGGGTTAGTGTCTCAAATGTATAATGACTTCAAAGACTATTCCTCAATAAATGGATGGGACGTTGAAGAAAATTGCCATGTAATATATTCAGGTAAAGATAAAGAAACAAATAAGAGAATAGTTATTTCTACATGGCAAAGTATTTACAATATGCACGAAAAATATTTTAATCAATATAATGTAATATTTGGTGATGAGTGTCATCTTTATAAAGCAAAATCTCTAACCAAATTAATGGGAAATTTAAAAGACTGTCCTTATAGAATAGGAACAACCGGAACCCTTGATGGTACGTCTACCAACAAGTTAGTTATTGAGGGTTTATTTGGTAGAGTTTATAATGTAACAAGCACAAAGAAATTAATGGATAAGAAACTACTATCTGATCTTGAAATTGAATGTCTAGTTCTTAATTATAAAAGAGAAGAAATAGAAAAAATAAAGAGAGCAAAATATCATGACGAGATGAAATGGTTAGTTGAGAATAAAAACAGAAACAATTTCATTTCAAATTTGTGCTGTAAGATAAAAGGAAATGTTTTATTGTTATTTAATTATGTTGAATCACACGGAAAACCTTTACATGAATTAATTAAAGAAACATGTAGTGATAGGAAGATATTTTTCATACACGGTGGTACTGACACCGAACAGAGAGAAGAAATTAGAAATATTATAGACAAGGAAGAGAATGCCATTTTAATAGCATCTTATGGGACATGCTCTACTGGTATTAATATAAAAAATATTCACAATATTATATTCTCTTCTCCATCAAAATCTGTAATCCGAGTTTTACAGTCAATAGGGAGAGGATTAAGAAAATCAGAATCAAAAAATAATGTAAAATTATACGACATAAGTGATAATCTATCGTATAAGAAGTATAAGAATCATACTTTAAAACATTTTGCTGAACGATTAAAGATATATACTAATGAGAACTTCTCTTTTAGTATCAAGAAGATAAGAATTTAGGAGACATAAGATGGACAAATCCTATAGAATAATGAAATTAAAAAGCGGCGAAGAAATAATAACACAAATCAAAGGAGAAGTAAAAGGAAAATTCATTCTCTTTAGACCGATGTTATTTGAAACTAAGTATATGATTGATGGGTTTGGTAGACAAAAAGAAATAATCACACTAAAAAATTGGTTAGAGTTTACTGAACAAATACAAACAAAAATACCTAAAGATTTTATTGCAACAATATTAAATCCAGATGAACAATCCTGTAAATTATATGATTTGGAAATGGAAAGAGAAGATACAGGACAGGTAACTAAGAAAAAGGTAAGGGATTTTACCAAACCAGATGATCCAGATAATCCAGATAATTCAAAAGAAAATATGGAAAATAAACTTAAATCATTATTTGATTTTATAAAATCATCTGCTGACGATGAATTATTGGATGATATGTTTGATAAAGAGTCTGAAGAGTCTGAAGAATCTGAAGAGGATGGAAATCTTATGAAAGAAAAAGAACCTGATGACGATTCAGTAATGCAAAACATCATAACAATGACAATGTTTTTTCCTCCAGAAGCACTTTCATCTTTGGTAGACTCTGGTTTTATTCAAGCAGAAGATTTTAAGAATCTAATAGATTCGTTATCCTCCAACCCCAACATACCTCACAATACATCCAACAAAAGAAAACAAGAGGAAGATTATGGTAACGATTTGGATGATTGGAGTCCATACTTAGATGATTATCTAGATGATACTAATGATACTTAAAATATCTTTATTACTCTCAACACAGAGATTATAAAGGTAATTTTATATCTGTCAAGAAAGAAAAGAAATAATTTGAATTCTTTTATTTTTAAAGTAGAATGAGTGAGAATAAGGGAGAGATAAAAGTATGGAAGAAGAGAAGTCAAAAGAGAAGTCAAAAGAAAATCACTATGTGGATAACTCTTTATTTTATGAGAAGATGTCTGACTGGAAAAGGTTAGTGTTAGAAGCAGAATCAGGTGGTGAATCTAAACCACCAATAACGGAGTATATTGGTGGGTGTTTTTTGAAGATTGCAGAACATTTATCATATAAACCAAACTTTATAAATTATCCTTATAGGGAAGAAATGGTAAGTGATGGTATTGAAAATTGTTTAATGTATGCACACAATTTCAATCCAGAAAAATCAAAGAATCCATTTTCATATTTTACTCAGATAATATACTATGCGTTTTTGAGAAGAATAGAGAAGGAAAAAAAACAATCATTTATTAAATTCAAAGCAATGGAGATGGCAGCAGATTCTTCTTTGAGGGTTTGGTTTAGGGAAAATTATTTTGATAAGTCTAGAAAAGATATTAATCAAATGATAGCAGAATCATTTGAAATATCAGATAAAGATATAACTAAATTTTCTCCCAAGAAAAAGAAGAAGAGTAAAAAGAACAAGAATTCACTAGAAGACCATTTAGAGGATGATAAGAGTGAAGATAGCCCTATTGAATGACACCCACTGGTCTGCCCGTGGGGATTCCCAAATATTTTTAGATTACTTTATGAAGTTCTTTGATGGGGTGTTTTTCCCATACCTCAAAGAGAATGATATCAATACTATTATCCATGCAGGAGATTTTATGGATCGTAGGAAGTTTGTCAATTTTAACAGTTTACATCAAGTGAGGACACGGTTCACCGAAAGACTGAAAAAAGAAGGCATCGAGATGCATTGCATTCTCGGAAACCATGATGTATATTATCGTAACACCAACAGGGTCAATTCTCTTGTTGAGTTGTTCAGTGATGATATGATAATTTATGAAGAACCACAAGTGATAAACTTTGATGGTTTGGATATTGCACTATTACCTTGGGTAAATAAAGAAAACTACGATGAGTCGGTTGAGTTCATCAAAACTGCTAATGCTCCTATTCTGATCGGACATTTAGAACTAGATGGTTATCAAGTGATGCGGGGAATAAACTATCAAGGTGGTATGGATCCTAAATTATTCAACCGATATGAGAAGGTTTTATCGGGACATTTTCATTGTCGTCAAGAGAAAGATAATATCTATTATCTCGGAACACAATATCAAATCACGTTCTCCGACTTAAATGAAAAGAAGGGGTTTCATGTTCTTGATACAGACACCCGTGAGGTAGAGTTTATAGAAAATCCACACCAAATGTTCTTAGAAGAGATCTACGACGATTCTGGGGGTCCTATTGATGTTGATGCAATAAACACAACACACATGAAAGATTGCTATGTTCGTCTTATTGTGGAGTCTAAAAGCCATTCATATAGTTTTGATAGGTTTTTAGACAAATTATATGATTCTGGTGTTGCTAAGATCACAACAGTAGAAGGAATTGCTGATTATAATAAAGAAGATGAAGAATTTCTTGACTTAGCACAAGACACAGTTACACTTATTAATAATGAAATTGAATCTATTGATGAGGTGAAGGACAAAGCACGGATGAAGAAACTTATCAAGGATCTTTATATGGAGAGTTTATCTCTGTGATAAAATTCCAGACATTGAGTTGGAGGAATTTTCTTTCAACGGGTAATTAT